TCCTCACCCTGGGTCATATCATAAAGAAGCTCATGCACCACACGCATAACCTTACCGAGGTCGTCTATATTCCTTATTATGTAATCATGGGCTCTAGCTAAAAAATCGTAAGACCTACGATTAGTCCCAAAAGTATCAAGGGCCAAAGCACGGAGCCTAATTATATGGCGAGGAACAGACCAAGAATTGGTTGAAACACAAGATGCCTTGCTAAAATAATCTTCGGTGGGGCGCCATGGGGCAGGTTCCTCACAATTATTCCCCATGTTGGCCATTATTATATATCTCTTCAAAAATTTTGGTCCTCTATAAGATAGTTCCTTGGTCCAGTGATCCCCTAACTGAGAAAATATACACGAAAGTTTCATATTAGGCCTGGGGTCCAGGTCGGTGCAAATATAGGTGTCACTCATTTTCAAGTCCATCCCCCAATACCTCTCAAGATAATCACGCAGCCCAGTAGGGTCTTTGGTGCCATTCAATATATAGTCCAGAACCCATAAACTATACCCAAGAAGACCGTCATCACCATAGTCAGCAAAACGTCGGAAGCAGCTGCGAAATTTATCCTTATGCTCCTTGGGCATACGCTCATAAAGCCGCTGGTCAAAACATTCGAATATTATCTCCAAGTACCAACTATCGCCCATCGAGGTTGCATACTCTCCCGAAAACATCAAGCCTATGAGGACCTTCCATTCCTTGCCAAACCACTTGACTATCTTGGCGACGGAATTGTCTATTGACCATAACATAACCTTCTCCAGAATCTTGAAGTCCTTTGCGCCTCTATTATACAGGAACCAGGGGAAGAAGAGAACCATCATCAACAAAACAGCCAGAACAGACTGGTCGAACTTGGAAATATCGAGAGCAATAAAGAATTTTCTCCCCTCATCAGAGCCGAGCATAGTACGAACAAACCTGCCGGCACCACCATGGAGCCATTTAGTCCCAATTTTGTTGGCTCCCACACAATAAGATCTCTTAAAGGCGGGAAGGTATAGCATTCTGTCAAGATATGTCTTCACGATGGAAACAATAAAGATTATACGGGTTTTAAAAGGGTCTGTGCCAGGGGGGCGAGACTCCGCCTTCATAGACATCTTATGCACTATCCGGATGGGGTCAAACATTTCGGGGCTATACTCAAGGTTGGGGGTGTCCTGAATCTTCCGCCTCAACTTCTCGAGCATTTCGATGGAGAGTATACGGCCATGGTTGGCAGCGGTCTTCTTGTCGGCCGTCTGGACGAACTCAACAATTATGTCGTCAAACACCAGTTGACCTCGGGCGGCGTTCATGTTAAGTCCAGCGGACATAGGGGACTCCAGCGGGACATTGGCCATGTTTTCACGGGTTAGAGGCATGTGCGCGGTCTTGACCTTATATTCATTCTTGTGCATCCACCGGAGGATAGAAGTGACCAATATTTTCGGATCCTCACTAGTTGTTATTCTATCACGTGCCATCTTGGAAACGGACTCAACAAGACCGTGCAATGAACCCCCCGAAACAAAACTATTCTCTGCAATATAATATGGATCAAGGTGTTTGTTCTTGTCAAGCAAAACCCTATTGGCCAAATAATACAGTGTGGGGACAAATGGGGCGTGCACCATTACCTTCTTCCCCTCATGCTCTTCAAACCCCCCCTTCAACGGATGATCATAGACGGCATGGTGGTTACCCTTGCCCAGTTGCTGGACCACAAACCCCCTCCAGGACTGCATGGGAGGACTGTTATAGGCGTTGAAATATACAGGGTCATACAAAGCAGCATACATAGCTGAGCACATTATGAATGCGGGCATGGGAACTGCATGGTTTATGTGGGGCTTCCATTCAACAGTAGGGTGAAGGGTGACATCCCTCATGTTTGCTGCTTGTATTTTCTGAAGGGTGCTCTCATACAATTCATTGGTCATCTCATTCCTTGACTTGAGTATGTCATGCTCGATCATCAGGCCTGTGCCCTGGCACCTACGTATACTATAATTCTCAACTAAATAATTGAACACTCTCAAATAACCAGCTCTGCAGTCCTCCCCTGGACTAAGCTTATCGGTACGAACAATCTGGC